TACGCAGCTCTGCCTCAGCCGCGCTCAACTCACCCTTAGCTGCAGCGAGCGCGCCTTTTGCAACGCCCCTGGCTACCCGTTTCTCAAAAACTTCTTGTGTCGAATCCGCCCAAACTTGTTGTGAAGCAGCAGATTTAATCTGGTGTTGGGTCTGTGCGGTCAGCATGGACTTCGCCATCTGTAGCTTCTCTTCAGCCTCTGCCTTTGCTAAGCCTTCCTCAGCCTCTTTGATGCTTTTTGCCGCTTTCCTAATGTTGTCGGCAAGCGTCTCTTCTTTCGGAATAAATTGGACTTGGTTCATAACAGTGGGTGATCCTTGGGTATGGGTGCCTTAACGTAAGGCTTGGGGCGAATGCCGCGGGTCTCGAGGTATTGGCAGCTCCTGGTCTCAAACTCAAAACCGGCTTTGCCCTCAAACATGCCGTGCCTGTTTTTGAGCACACTCACCACCACATCCCAGTGATCCATGATTTCCTGATCGGGTTGTTTGCCGAGCTGCTCACACTCTGCGATGTGCTCGAGCTTGCGCTTGTTCTTCCAGACAGACAGGAACACGTCTGCCAAATCTGTTATGGCGCCCGATCCCTTCACATCCATCTTGTTAGGCATGCTGTATTCGTTCTCGCCCTTTTTGACGTGCGCGACCAGGAACACAGTGACCGGTAACGATCTTTTGAGTGATACACACGTCTCGACAACGCGCTGCTGTTTCTCGAAGTCCTGCTGCGAGCTCAGATTAGTCAGTGAGTCAATGACAAAGACCGTGACGCCGTATCGTCTGTAAGCGTACTCAAACGTTTTGAATAGCGTTTCTGGGCGTGGAGTAATACCTGCGTGAAACAGGAATAGTTTCTGGGCCCACCAATCGTAAACATTCCGCCGAAACTGTAGGTCTGGCTTACCCTTGCCCGTCGCTTGCATCACCATTCTCTTCAGGGTGATTTCGGGCTCCATCTCCATCGATGCGATGCAGACCTTTTTGTCCTGCGCCATAAGGTTCAAACAGACCTGTCCCAGCCACATTGACTTCCCAGATCCAGAGTAACCAGCAACCCCGTGGAGCTCGTGCGGTCTAATTCTCAGGTCATGTCGATCGAGCTTGTCAAAGCCGTAATGAAACCCTGTGACGGCTTCATCTTCAGAATCAAATACCGCATCGACCTTTTCGATGAACTCGCTAGCTGAATAGAGCTCAGTAGGATCCTTCCATTTTGCTTCATCGTAAGCCTGTTCGAGAATGGTCTTGGCTTTTGCGTAGCCGTGCTTCATGAGCACGTCGTTTATGTCCTTGAGCGGCAACTCAATACGCATGCACCGGTCGCCAATGCGTTTCATCAAAAGCTTTGCGCACTTCTCGCCAGGCGCGTCCTGGTCTGTTGCTATCAGGATTTCATCGAACCGCTCTAGGTTGTGGTAATCGTGATCGATCCAATTCATGCCATTCACCCCACTGGGCAATGACAACGCCGGGAACCCAAGCTCTCGAGCTGAGATTGCATCGAGCTCCCCCTCACAAATCCATACTGTTCGAGCGTGATCAGGCAGCGTGTGCCAGCCATACAGAATTGACTTCAATTCCTTCTGTCCGCACTGCCCGGGGTCACCCTCGTAATCGATCGGCTTGTTTTTTAGGAACTGCAGCTTCCCGTCTGCATCAAAGAACTGAAATACCAGGTCCATCCCTTTGGTGCGCAGGGTGTCGGTTGCGTAGATCTGGTGTCGGTGGCATAGCTCACCTACGTCTTGGAATCCTCGAGACTCCAGGAACTGGTGCAGCTTCTCTGTATTGGTGCGCTTGGGTGGGCATGGAGTGTTGTGTTTTTTTTCTGCCGCCGGGGAAATTTTTTGTCTGATCGGCTTTATGCCGTATCGCTTCGACGCCCAATCCATCGCCTCGCGGATGGGCATGCTTTGAGACTTAGCCACCAGGTCAATTAGGTCGCCATGATCTTGGGTAGCGAAATCTGTCCAAGTGCCAGCCTTGTCTCCATGCAAGATGACTGAAAGCGATCTGCCGGGCTCACCATCGAGACTGCCTAGTTTGAAATGACCGTTTTCTATTTTCCCTGACGGATAGAGCTCCTGGCATAAACTCGCCGCGTGTGGCGCCAGGACTCGTTTGAGCTCCGTAATCTGCATCACTGAATCCCCCTCAAAAGCAACATGTCCTTGTCTTGATGGATCAACGTCTTGGTGTAGCTGTAGGACTCATCCCCAATTCCCTGCCAGCCTTTATCGATCGTGTAATCCACTAACTTGTCGAAATCCGTTACACCCGCCTTAACTAGCCTTGCAAAATCATTAGTAGTTCTTGTGATGTGCGCTTTGCCTGGGGCTCTGTTGCTGGGGCTCTTGTAGTTCCACCATTTCGCCCATGCGCTTTGACTAACCCCGATAGGGGGGTTACGGATTAGTTCTTCTTTCTTACTTAGTACTTCTTTTGTATTAGTACTTCTTAAAGACGGATCGTGATTTACCGGATCCCGTTCAGCCGGATCCCGTTTTTCACTATCCCGTGAGATGCCATCGGGGAACTCGTGAGCTACGTCTGTTACGTCCCAATCCGGTCTTGTGTATTTAGAGTTTCTTGGGTCTGGATACCATCGCCGGCGTAGGTAGCCAACCTGTTCTAATTCTTTGGTAAGGCGCGTCATTTTTTGAGAGCCCACCTTGAAGTGATGCGAGAGGTGTTTACCTGTTGTTGTCCATTCGGGTTTGTGGCTTAACAGATAACAGAGAAGACCCAACGCCTCTGCACTCAAATCTTTGTTTCGGAGTACTGCGTTAGGGATGACCGTAAAGTTTTTTTCATTTGCGGCGACCCTGAAGATCATAAAACCCTCCATGTATGGTGGATAGTTTTACACATATTAGATGAGAAACACAAATTACAGGTGAAAAACATGTACGAACGTACAGTGTAAATATCACCTGTAGAGTGCTATGTTCACCCGCCCTGCCGAGGGAATGAGTGTTGTAGGTACATACAGAGGTACAAACCAAAATGAGTGATAAGGAGCGTCGAGCGGAGTGGCTCGACAAGAAACTTACGAGCCTGGGAGTGCCCAGCTACGGAAGGGCAAGTCAAATAAGCAAAGAAATAGAGTGTGCTAATCCTGTTGTAACTGGATGGTTGCGCGGATCACTTCCAAGTTCCATGGACTTGTGTTTCAGATTTTGTGATCGCTACGGCATCAATCCGAAAGCCTGGTGGCGATGCGAGGAGGTTGAGGAAGACTTTATAAGCTCCAAGCATTTAGCTGAAGTTCTCAAGCTTGCAAGGCAATTCGAGAAAACATATGCAGGAGAGCTCAATGACGATCAATATTTTTGGGTGGTCAAAACTATCAATGAGAGCGGTGTAGAAAATGCCGTAACCTCAAACACGATTGCTGAGGTTTTGAGTCTGTTCCCGGATAACAAGCAAAAGAACGGGGGCAACAATGGCTAAAGAATTTCAACCAACAGAACATTTGAGAAAAGCGCTTGCTGAGTTCTTAGCTAATCCGCGCTCTGGAGACTCAAAGATAAACCGAGCAGTTTACTCTGGACCTGTTCCATCGATTATGCATTTCGCGGTGATGACCGGTACTGGTGAGTACATTTATGTTTCACCAGGTACAGTCAAATACAGCATGCAAGTGTTCTTTCAAACAAAAAACACTGACCTGGTAGATGCCTACAATGAGCATACAAAGGGCACCAAAGCGGAAGTACCGAAAAACATCGATTGGGTAAGGCTCGCATATCCACAAAGCTACAGCACGTTGCAGATTCAACTTGCGCAAGCGATTGAAACTGGCGATCAGCAAACCGCGTTAATGGGATTTGATGGCTTTAAATTTATGAGCATGGTGTTACCGCTTTCAACGGAGCTCATTACTTCAATACCCCGATTTTTAGATCAAACAATCGATTTGCAGCTTATTCAAAGATCTGTTTCTGAGAACATAGTGATTTGGATTATGCAGCGCGTGAACAACTATGTGACACAAGAAAGTCTTGCGCAGCACATAACCAAGGATCCCTGTTCTCAATTAACGACATTTGTAGAGCTTCAATCTTCCAGAAATTGAGCTACTACAAAACTAACTGACACCTCAAATCGGAAAAGTCCCTTAGAAATTTGGGACTTTATCCATTTGGTGTTTTGACTTATATGGGTATATCTACACCTGGAATTGTATATTTTCACCTAATTATGAGACAATCTGTGTTCATGGATCTGATAAGGACCGCAACATGGATGTATCAAGGAAGGAAATCTGGGAGAAACTGACCGCCGTAAAAGACTACCCAGTTAAAAAGCAACAAACCAAAGACGGCAAACCCCTCGACTATGTGAACGTTTACGACGCTCACAACGTCATGATGACTCAGTTCCCTAACTACACCTGGGAATTCGAGGTTAACGAACAAGGACAAGAAGCTTTCTACTACGGCGATACCGCGGAGGTTCGCTGCGCTATGACCATCAGCGGACACACACACGTTGTCTCCCTGGCAGTCACCAGCGAAGACTTTGAAGTTGCACACAATCCCACCACCGTTGATATCCACAACACCAAGCAGCGATGCCGAGTTAAAGCAATGGCGGAATTTGGGTTGTTCATCGATCTGTATAAGCCGAGAACATCGCCCGTCGAAGAGGCGATGAAAAAGAAACCCGAACCAGCGCCCGGGCAGACCGACGGTGTAGAGGACACCTCGCTGTTAGACCATTGGATTAAGCAGAAAGAAAAAAGTGTCTGCACCACAAAGGCTCAAGCACAGAAGTTTCTGGACAAGTTCAACAACCACATGCGTGGGCTCTCCATTGAAGAGAACGATATTGATCGCAAAAAGCGAGAGGACCAATTTTGGGAAGAGTGGAAACCTAAAAGAACGCGAGGTGAGAAGTAATGGCTCAGGTTGTCCAGGGAAGTAAGGTTTGGCTTAAACAACGAGCCGAGGTGATTACCGCTAGCGAATGCGCAGCCTTTGAAAAAAAGCACAAGTACCAAAAGCCCGAGGT